GCGGTTATCATGAATTTAAAGGTAAAATTAATAACCTAGTAGGTATTGATCCTTATAATGATGCCGCCGACATCCATGTAAAACTATTAGATCATCACCCAGACGAAAAGTATGATGCTACACTTGCACTAGGTAGTATTAATTTTGGTAGCACGGATAAAGTGTTTGCAGAACTTGAACATGCAGTAAGTTTGTGTAATCCCGGCGCTGTTATGTTCTTTCGTGTTAACCCCGGCCTACCACATGACGAAGCAGATAGACCTGTGGGTAAAAATCACAGCAACTGGATTTACTTTTACCCTTGGGATGCAAACTTCATTGTTAACTGTGCTGAACAACTTAACGTAGACATCTTAGATATAAAAACAGACAGTCACAGAGGTCGAATCTACTTTGTGTGGCGTACTAAATAGAGATACAATACTTCTAACGGACATAGCGTGAAGTTCAGAAGTGTTTCCCCCACATCAATTTTAAGGACTCGCGGGCAGTAATGCCTGCTGTGTATTTCTATGCATGAAATCTATGCTCTTGTAGCAGGAACATTATACGGACTATTAATAGGTATCATCCCAAGTGCTGGGGCGACTACTGGTCTTGTAGCATTGTTCGGATTTATTAGTTACTTTGCTGATCAACCTTACTTGGGTGTCATATTCTGTATGGCTGTTGTAGCCGCATCGACAACAGGTGACACCTACACAGGAGTACTCCTTGGGATACCCGGCGCGAACAGTGCAGCTGCCACAATGGTAGATGGGTTTCCCCTCGCGCAAAAAGGTCAAGCAACTTACGCAATAACTGCCGCAGTGACAACAAGCACTGTGAATGGTTTACTGTGGGGAACACTCACCTTTGCACTATTACCTTGGTACACAAACCTGTTAATGATCTTGGGTATACCAGAACTGTGGGCGTTTACTATGCTTGCACTTGCGACTGTTGGTTTTGTGTCAAGCACTTGGTGGGTTCGTAGTCTGATTGCGATTGCAGTGGGGATTGGTTTAGGGTTTATTGGTACTGACCCTGCAACAAATGCTGACCGTTATACATTAGGTTGGGATTATTTGGGTGATGGTATACAACTCATGCCTTTTGTTGCGGGATTGTTTGCTATTCCAGAACTTGTAGATGGATTAAAACGCAGAAGTAAAACTGTAGACAGTGCAGATCAACTTGGCCAAACCATAGCGGGTGTGCAGGCAGTATGGGCTAACAAATGGGATGCACTACGTGGTGGTTTTATAGGTGCGTTCGTTGGTTTGTTACCGGGCCTCGGTGGAGCAATGTCAGATTGGATGGCATATGGATCAACTGTTGCAGCGCATCCCAACGAAAAGTTTGGTGACGGAAATATCAAAGGTGTTATTGGACCAGAGGGTGCAAATAATGCACAGAAGGCAACATCAATGATTCCTACTGTATTGTTTGGTATTCCCGGCGCACCATTTGCAGCGGTGATTATGGCACTGTTTATGTATTTGGGGTTCGAACTAGGTACACCAGACTTAGCACATGACGAGCGTTTCTTTGACAGTCTAACATTTGGATTTATGTGGGGAACGGTGATAGTAGGCGTATTTTGTTTGTTGTTTACACGATACATCAGTGCTATCACCCGTGTACCATACAAATATTATTTTCCAATGTTGTTTGTGTTTATCACTTGGGCCTGTGTTCAATATACAGGTGGGTGGGAAGATTATTTTATTCTTGCAGTATGTAGTGTTCTAGGCATACTGTGTAAGAAATATAAATTCAGTCGGCCAGCAATGGTTATTGGATTTATACTAGCAGAGCGTGTAGAGGCTCTAACACTACAAATGACCAGTTTGTATTCAATTGATCAACTGATCACGCGACCAATATTTGTTATACTTTTACTATTAACTACAGGTGTATTTGCTTGGGGTATAACCACAAAAAGGAGATTAAGTTATGCGTAAACTACTAATGAGTCTAGCCATGGTGCTAGGAATGACTTCGACAGCAAGTGCTGATTATACATTTGTTGTTCCACAAAAACCCGGCGGCGGAACCACTGTGTGGACTGAAATCGTTGCTAAAGAACTTGCCCCATTCCTTGGTGAGAAAATTATTATTAAAACTATTCCGGGCGCAAGAGATATTCCCGGCTTTAATAAGTTTCACAATGACCTACAGAAAGACGATAAGACTGTAATGGTATCTCATGGTGGAAATGGTGTTTCATTTTTGCAAGAGAATGTTGATTACAATTATGCAGACTATACCAGCATTGGACTTATGAACTTGAATATTATTGCGGGTATTCGCAAGGACTACAAATCAGGGGATAAGATTTCATTTGCAGCTGGTTCTGGAATGGTGCCTGAAGCATTTGCAATGACAATGTTATTGTGTGGACCTGATTTGACTATGGATCAGTATGCTGAATGTTTTAAGAAAAATGTTATTTGGGTATCAGGTATGAGTGGTGGCGAACGGCGTCTAGCATTCAAACGTGGTGAACTGAATGGCACAAGAGAGAATCCAGCAGCATATAAAAAACATGTTGCACCAAATCCAAACGCTAAGGTTTGGTTTACACATGGTATTCTAGATGCAAATAGTGCATCACATATGGATGATCCAAACTATCCTAATATGCAGTTTGAGATTTTGTTCAAAAATAAGTATGGTGTTGCACCAAGTGGTGAGTTTTATGATGCATATAAACTTGTAAAAAGTTTTCGAGATGGTATGCAAAAGGCTATTTGGGTACGCAAAGACAATCCCAATGCACAGAAGTTGCAGGACGCACTTACAGCAATGAGTAAAGATGCTACTGCGATTGCCAATATCCAGAAGAAGGTTGGTAAGTATGAATGGAAGATTGGTGTTGATGGAAATCGACAGCGAGACGTTCTAATGACATTCATTACTAAAGATGCACTTCGTAATCTGGTTAAGTTTAATACAGAAGCACTTGGTTTAAAAAGTGTCTATAAAGAGAACTTAGTTGCAAAATAGCTATTGACTTATTTAAATTAGTATGTTAATATAGTTTATAAGATGTTCAATTATGGAGAAGAACTATGAATATTGGTGATGAAGTTGTATACAACGGTGACTATGGTGAAATCCTTACGGGGATTCTGACTGCTGTTGGTTCTGATAAGGACTCGTATGATGACATTAAGTTGAAGGATGGAGTGTTTCTGTACAAGTCCAAGAAGTTGAAGAAGTATGTTCCCTTCAAGGAAAAGTCTTTGAACTCTGTCTATATCGAAATTACCAAGGGCAATGCTTCTGGTCTAGCTAATTTTGATTACATTCTTCCAAATGAATTGATTGGAACTGTCTAAATAACTCACCATGCCAATAAGGAAAACGAATCACTGCTATGATCTAGATAAATGTCTAGTTGAATGGGAGCTCATACAGCTGCGTGTAGGAGATAAACTGTATCACAGTGATGAAGTTTTAGGTACTGGTATATATGGACAAAGACGACAGACTTGCTTGCAACGCAGCAACAAGTCTGTCGTTAATCCATATACAGATGGAGCTGGTGAGAATCGCGAGAAGAAAGACCGTATCATAAAGGCACAGTCAGAATACAAAATATTAAATGAAGTTTATGAAGGTACGGTTTTTGCTGACATAATACAGGATGTAAATGGTGAACGCGCTAGGATTATGGAAATGAATCCTTCCACTACATATACTGTTCACAAGGACAATTCCCCTCGTTATCATCTGGCTCTTATAACAAACCCAAATGCTTATTTTATATTTCCTACGTTGAATCAGATAATGCACATACCCGCTGATGGTTATCTCTATGAGGTTGATACTACAATTCTCCACAGTTTTGCTAATTGTGGACCTGACAGAACGCATTTGGTGATCTCAAAAAGGAGTTCATCATGATTAAGTACAGAATATTTTCAAAAGAAACAATAATAGATAACATGGATGAAGACCAAGCTTCAACATGTATTGATATATTACGACAAAACAATCCAGACATCCTCTATGACATTGAGAAATATAACTGGTCACATGTTGAAAAACGCATGGGGCGTGATCCAGACCTTCATTAAACTATTATAAATAGTTCCATGCAAGATTTCATGGGTAAAGACGGTTTCAGTTGGTTTGTTGGTGTAGTTGAAGACAGGAACGATCCTGCTCAGTTGGGTAGGGTTCGTGTTCGTGTGCTTGGACGACACAGTGAGGACTTGACTCAGGTTAAGACTATTGACTTACCGTGGGCCCATGTGATGCATCCCGTAACTGATCCTTCTATGCAGGGATTGGGTCACACACCTTCGTTTATAACACAGGGTTCGTGGGTTGTTGGTTTCTTT